ACCGTCGATAAAGAATCCCAAAAAATGCACATTTCCGCCGAAGCTTATCAGGAATGGGATTTCATTCTTCAGCACGCGGGAACTTCTGTCGACGGAATGAAAACGGCAATGAAGACATTGACCGCGCAAGTCGAATCAGGTTCCGACGCGTTCGAAGCTTTGGGACTTTCAACCGAACAAATCGCGAATATGTCGCAAGAAGAACTGTTCGGCGCGGTTATAACCGGATTGCAAGGCATTGAAGACGAAACCGAACGAACAACTTTGGCGCAAAGCCTTTTAGGTCGTTCAAGCGTTGAAATGACCGCGCTTTTCAATATGTCCGCCGAAGAAACCGAAGAACTTCGGAATCAGGTTCACGAATTGGGCGGTGTTATGTCTGACGAAGCGGTCAAAGCGTCCGCCGATTATACGGATTCCGTTACGAACCTTAAAACTTCCTTTACGGGTCTTAAAAGAAATTTAATGTCGGATTTCCTTCCGTCCATAACTAAAACAATGGACGGATTATCAAAGGTGTTCAGCGGTGACGAATCAGGAATCGGAATGATTCAGGAAGGAATCACAAGTTTGATTTCAAACGTGACCGCGCTTGCGCCCCAATTCTTCAGTTTGGCGCAAACACTAATATTTTCATTGCTTGAAGGATTCGCGCCAATGTTACCGCAATTAACGGAAACATTGTTCAGCATTGTAATTCAGGCAATAACACTTTTAACGGGAATGTTGCCGTCAATAATGCCTTCGATTATATCTGGACTTCAGGGAATCTTTCAGGCGTTGTTTCAGGCGTTGCCCGTTATTACGTCGTCATTGTTCGACCTTGTTATGTCATTGATTACTTGGCTTGCCGAAGGCGACAACATACAAAATTTCATCAACGGAATTATTGAAGTCGTAACGCTTATTGTTCACCAATTCAGCGAAATTTTACCCGTTCTTTTACCCGCAATCGTAAAGATTATAGGTGAAATCGTGAATTGTTTAGTAGAACCGGACAACGTGCAAATGTTGGTCGGTGCCGTTATGGAACTTGTGGGCGCGATATTCGTTGCCCTTGTAAATTGCGTTCCAGAATTTATCGAATTCGTGATTGGTCTTGTCGACAATCTTTCCGATTTGGTCGCAAGGTTCCTTGAATGGATTGTCCCCATTGTCGCGAACGGTCTTACAAACGTAATTAACACGGTCAAGGGTTGGGGTTCTAACATAAAGAACTTCATTACAAATCTTTGGTCGAACATTAAAAACGGCGTTGCGAATTTCATCAACAATCTGAAGACGAACTTTTCAAACGGATTCAACGCGATCAAGACAAACATTCAGAATGTTATTAACAACATAAAGAACTTTGTCACGAACATTTTCAATGTTCTTAAACAGTTACCCGAAAACGCAAAGAATATGGGACACAACCTTATCGCGGGATTGTGGAACGGTATTTCAAATATGGTTGATTGGGTTCTGGACAAAGTTACGGGATTTGCGAACAGTCTTGTATCAACCGTAAAGAACGCGTTTGGAATTGCTTCACCGTCAAAGGTATTTGCCGAAATCGGCGGATTCCTTGCTGAAGGTCTTGACGACGGATTCAACGACGGAATGGAAGACGTTCGGGAAGATATGCTGAACGCAACTGACGGATTGACAACGTCAATGACCGCTGAAGTTTCCGCGTATGGTTCCAATGCTTCGGCATTTTCAGGCGACGCAACAACAATCAACGGCGGAAACGTGACAATCAATGTTTACGGCGCGGAAGGTCAGAACGTGAACGACCTTGCGGAAGTTATCGCGATCAAGCTTGAAAATATGACGCGAAGAAAGGGTTCTGTCTATGCCTAATATCTTTAATCAACATACAAACAAGCGTGGCTTGATTGTATACGGTGGCGAAACTTCGACCGACTATGGCATTGTCGTCGGCGAAGTTCCGTCATTCGACAAACCGAACAGACGTGCGGACGTGTTCAATGTTCAGGGAAGAAACGGTTCGATAATATTTCAGGACGGTTCTTTTGACGACGTTACGCGTTCTTATAAAGTCTGGATTGCTGAAGAAAACAACGACTTAGTCGACAAAGCCAACGCGGTTTCCGGTTGGCTTTATTCCAAAACGGGGTATCAGCGACTTGAAGATTCTTTCGAACCTGACGTTTTCCGTTTGGCTTACTATAACGGAAGTGGAAATGTTTCTAATGAACTGATGATGTTCGGCGAAACAACCCTTTCGTTTGTTTGCCGTCCTGAAAGGTTCCTGAAATCAGGTGAAGAAGTCGTCACGGTTGTAAATGCCGACAAGATATACAACCCGACACGATTTGAAGCGAAACCGCTTATTCACATTGAAGGTTCAGGAACGGTTTCAATCAGCATAAACGGAAAAGCTTTGACCGCTTCAATCGCTGACTATATCAACATTGATTGCGATCGAATGGACGCATACAGATTGCCGACGGAAAACAAGAATTCGACAATTTCGGGAACATTCCCGACTTTGCCTTCAGGGACGAACACGATTTCTTTGACGGGTTCGATTTCCAAATGCACGATCACACCACGATATTTCATCATATAAAGGGGATTTTCTATGATTCCGATTCTTTATCAGTCCGTCACGGAAGGAACAGTCCCGAACGACTATGGAATCGGCGCGCTGACTGATTGTCTTTCTTGCGTTGTCAAGGAAGACCGCAACGGCTCTTATGAATTGGCGTTGACTTATGCCGTTAGTGGAATCCACGCCGAAGAAATCAAGCCGAACCGGATAATCAAGGCAAAGCCGAACTTCAACGACAATCCGCAATTATTCCGAATTTACAAAGTCGGAAAGAATATGAACGGACGTTTTGAAGTAAACGCGCAACATATTTCCTACGACCTTTCGGGAAAAATACTTCCCGCAAACATAGTGACGTTCGATTCGTTGGCGACTGTTCAGGCGTTGACGAATCAGGGTGGCGGTAATTTCACGATCACGACCGACATTTCATCAACAAGGACTTTCAAATCGTTCACGCCCGCTTCGACCCGTTCGTGGTTTGGTGGAAAGGAAGGTTCACTTCTTGATATTTACGGTGGTGAATGGAAATATGACAACTTCACTTGCTCTTTGTTGGCTTCACGCGGAACAAATCGCGGGGCCACTATTAGAAACGGCAAGAACCTGACCGAACTTTCGCAAGAAATTTCAATCGAAAATCTTGTCACGGCGGTTCTTCCTTACGCGATCAATCCGGACAATCAGGCAATCGTCACGGGAACAAAGAAATCGACGGGTCTTTCAATCGGTGTTGATAGGGAAATCGCGGTTGATTTCACCGAAAAAGTCGATTGGAAGGATTCGACCCCCGTTTCGACCCAATTAACCAATATTGTCAATAATTATGTCAGTTCGAATCTTTCAGCCTTAATAAATATGAAGGATTCTATCACGCTGAATTTCGTTCAGCTTTCGGATTTGAAAGAACGCGTCGACTTATGCGACACCGTTCAGATATATTATGAAGCATTGGGAATTACGGCGACCGCGAAATGCGTTTCCGCAACGTGGGACGTTTTGGCGGACAGATATTCGTCAAGTACATTCGGCGACACCGTGACAACGATTTCAGACACAATTTCAACGGTTCAAAAGAAAGTCGAACTTGTTCCGACAAAGACCGAAGTCGCGGAATCAATCGACCGTCAAACCGAACTGATTACGGGAAATCTTGGCGGTTATGTCGTTTTTCACGATTCGGATTCAGACGGTCAGCCTGACGAAATCCTGATAATGAATACGGCGGACATTGCAACCGCGACAAATGTTTGGCGTTGGAACAAAAACGGTTTGGGATATTCTGGAACGGGTTACGCCGGACCATATAACACGCTTGCCCTTACTTCCGACGGAAAAATCAACGCTTCAGCGATCACGGCGGGAATATTGACCGCCGATTTGATAAAGGCGGGAATCCTTTCGGATTCGCAAGGCAATTCGACAATCAATATGACGAACGGCGTTGCAAGGCTCTTAAACCTGAAGGCGTTGTCGTCGTTTGATTTGATTGAAGCCGACGACACAATATACGCTTCAATGGGTCATTCCAGACCGACCGAAGCGCATTTGAATTTGTTGACTTATGCCAAATTAACGGGAAGTAATACAAACTCACGCCTGACAATAAATTGCGCTGACGTAAACAGTCAGGGAAAATCGCAAGTAATGTTGGACGCGACCGACGGTCAAGCGTCGTTGACGTTGGGAAGGGGCGCGGGTTCAAGCACGTTCACAAATTGCGCTTTTATGTATTCCGCAAACGACGGCGGGCATTTATACTTGCGTGACGGTAGCGGAAACAATCGTGTTCAGTTGGAAAATTCAACAAACGGCGGTCAGCTTTACCTGAAGAACACTTCAGGTGTCAATCAGGTTTCGACGTATATCAATTCGGACGGCGGTCAATTACTGTTAGGAAACGGAAGTCGTTCACAAATCATACTTCAAAATTCATCATACGGCGGACATTTATTCATCAAAAACGATAGTGACAATGTCGTTGCGCAATTTAACACGGGTTCGACAAACAAAGACGGCTTAATGTATTTGTTCAAAGCCGACCACACAACGACAATCTACGCAATAGGAAATACGGGAAATATAACTTGTGTTTCCCTTACCCAAACGTCAAGCCGTAAAGTCAAAGACAACATAAAGCCGATTGAGGATTCCGCAAAGGTTCTGGAACTTCAGGCGGTCAGCTTTGATTTCAAAGACAAGGATTTGGGAACGGACAAGCGCGGATTCGTTGCTGAAGAAGTGGCGGAAATCCTTCCGAACCTTGTTTCACCTGAAGAAGACGGCAAACCTATGTCATTGGATTACATAGGCTTGATCGCATACCTTCAGGACGTTATCAAAAAGCACGAAGAACGAATAAAAGTTCTTGAAGAAAAAATCACCAAATTAGGGGGTTAAAAGAAAATGGAACGAATCAAACTGAACCTGATTCCTTCAGGTGTTGCGCCCGTTGTTCACGTTTCCCAATATGACGACGGAAGGGAATTCGCAATCGACCTTTACGAAGGCGAAAATGTGTATGTTCTGGACGGAACCGAAACCCTGACCGTCAACGTCAGGAAACCGGACGGACACCTTGTCGTCGAAACGGTGACAAACACAAGCGATTCTTTCGTTGTTGTTGCAACGACTGAGCAAATGACCGCCGTTCACGGAACAAATTACGCCAAACTTCAGATTGTGAAGGGTGGTGTCACGATCGCAACACTTGAATTCCTGATGAATGTTTCACGCGACCCGTTGGAAAACGGCGACCCGTCGGAATCCTTCGTTGATAATCTTGAAACCCAAATCGCTTTAGCCGTTGCCGACCAATACGATTCGAACAACGTCATATTCGACGCAAATCCGACGGCGGGTCACGGTGTTGGTTTCGCGGTGACTTCCGAAGGCGTAAAAAACGCCGACGACGCGGTCGTTGCTTTGATACCGACAGACCTTGACGACCTTTCAGACGTTACCACAAGCGC